CACCCTGGTGCTGACCGGTGCCAACAGCGCGGTGGGCCTGCGCTCCATGCCGGCCCGCTACCTGTTCCTCGACGAGGTCGACGCCTATCCGGCCTCGGCCGACGAGGAAGGCGATCCGGTCACGCTGGCCGAGGCGCGGACGACGACCTTCTCGCACCGGCGCAAGGTGTTCATGGTCTCGACGCCGACGATCCGGGGGCTGAGCCGGATCGAGCGGGAGTTCGAGGCTTCCGACCAGAGGCGCTACTTCGTGCCCTGTCCGCATTGCGGAGCGATGCAGTGGCTGCAGTTCGACCGCCTGCGCTGGGCAAAGGGGAAGCCGGAAACCGCCGCCTATCATTGCGAGGGTTGCGAGAGGCCCATCGCCGAACACCACAAGACCGAAATGCTGGCCAAGGGCGAATGGCGGGCTACCGCGGTTTCCAGGGATCCGAAGGCCATCGGCTTCCACCTGTCGGCGCTCTACTCGCCGCTCGGGTGGAAAAGCTGGTCCGACGTCGCACGGGAGTGGCTGGCGGCCCAAGGGTCGGACGAGACGCTGCGCGTCGCGCGCAACACGCTTCTCGGCGAGACATGGGTCGAAAGCGGCGACGCGCCAGAATGGCAGCGGCTGGCGGATCGGCGCGAGGTCTGGAAGCCGGGCACGGTGCCGATGGCCGGGCTGTTCCTGACGGCCGGGGCCGACGTCCAGAGGGACCGGATCGAAGTCGATATCTGGGCCTGGGGCCGGGGATTGGAAAGCTGGCTTGTCGATCACATCGTGATCCCGGGCGGCCCCGACGACCCCGCCGCCTGGGACAAGCTGACCGCCTTGCTCGGCCGGTCGTGGCAGCATGCCAACGGCGCCTTCATGACCGTGGCACGGCTTGGCATCGACACCGGGTACGAGGCTGCGGCGGTCTATGCCTGGTCGCGCAAGGTCGGGTTCGAACAGGTGGCACCCCTGAAGGGGCTTGAGGGCTTCAACCGGTCGGCACCGGTCTCGGGCCCGACCTTCGTCGATGCGACCATCGGCGGCAAACGCCTGCGCCGCGGCGCGAGGCTCTGGTCGGTGGCAACGGCGACGTTCAAGGCGGAGACCTACCGCTTCCTGCGGATCGAACGGACGTCAGATGATGACCGAGCGTTGGGCGTGCTTGACGCTCCTGGCACGATCCACCTGCCCGGCTGGGCCGACACCGAATGGCTGAAGCAGCTGGTGGCCGAACAGCTGGTCACGATCCGCAACAAGCGCGGCTATGCCCATCAGGAATGGCAGAAGATGCGCGAGCGGAACGAGGCGCTGGACTGCCGGGTCTATGCCCGCGCCGCGGCGTGGATCCTCGGCGCCGACCGCTGGGACGAGGCGACCTGGCGGCGGCTCGAGGCGCAGGCGGGCGTTGAAACGCGCATGCAGGTAGCCGTCGCGACGGACGTACCACCACCCGACCCAGCCCAGCCCAAGGCCGGAACCCTGACCACGCCGCGCCGGAAACGGCGGGCCTACACCCCGAACTTCATGAGGGACTGATGGACCTGGAACGCATGCAGGCCCTGCTCACGGCGCTGCAGGAAGCCCGCTTCGCCGGGCTGCGCAGCGTCAGCTATGACGGCAAGACGGTGACCTATGGCTCGGACGCGGAACTTGCCGCCGCGATCCGCGATCTGGAGGGGCGGATTACTACCGCCTCTGCCACCCCGCGTCGTCGCCGCTGGGGCACCGTGGCCACGAAGGGTCTGTGACCATGGTGCTCGATGCCTTCCGCGCACGCCTCGGGTCCATCATCGGCGGGTTCGATGCGGCGCAGTCCCACCGCCGCTTGCGCGGGTTCCGCGCCACCCGCGCCCATGTGAACACGCTGATCGCCGCCTCGGGCGAAACCATCACCGCCCGCGCGCGCTGGCTTGTCCGCAACAACGGCTATGCCGCGAATGCCGTCGATGCCTTTGCGAACCACGTCGTCGGCGACGGGATCAAGCCCTCGTCGAAGATCGCCGATGCAACGAAGAAGGAGGAGTTGCAGAAGCTCTGGCTAGCCTGGACCGACGAAGCCGACGCCGAGGGGCTGACCGACTTCTTCGGCCTGCAGCGCCGCGCCGCGCGCGAGGTGTTCCTAGCAGGCGAGGTCTTCCTGCGCATCCGGACGCGGCGGCCGGAGGACGGGCTGACCGTGCCCATGCAGCTGCAGATGCTGCCATCGGAAATGCTGCCCCAGGACATGACCCGCCTCCTGCCCGGCGCGGGATCGATCCGGCAGGGGATCGAATTCGACGGGATCGGGCGGCGCGTGGCCTATCACTTTCTCCGCCGCCATCCGGGCGGCATGACCGATCCGGGGCTGGCGGGCGCGACGGTGCGGGTTCCAGCCTCCGAGGTGATCCACATCCTCGACCCGGTCGAGGCGGGTCAGCTGAGGGGCGTGTCACGCTTCGCGGCTGCCGTGGTGAAGCTCTTCACCCTCGATCTCTACGACGACGCAGAACTCGAGCGGAAGAAGACCGCGGCGATGTTCGCGATGTTCATCACCTCCCCCGCCCCCGAAACGGCCCTCGATCCGGCCGAGGACGATCTGGAGGTCGAACCGGGCCAAGTGGTGCGACTGGACCCCGGTGAGGATGTCACCACGCCATCCACCCCGGACTCGGGCAGCACCTATGAACCCTTCCAGTACCGGACGCTTCTGCAGATCGGCGCGGCGCTGGGCGTGCCCTATGGCTACCTGACCGGTGACACCGCCAAGGGGAACTTCTCGAACACTCGGATCGCCCTCGTCGACTTCCGCCGTCGCATCTCGGCCTTCCAGCATTCGGTGATGGTCTATCAGCTTTGCCGGGCGGTCTGGACTCGGTGGATGGACATGGCCGTGCTGGCAGGTGCCATCGAGCTGCCGGGCTATGCCACGGAGCGACGGCAATACCTTGCCTGCGACTGGCTCCCCACGAAATGGGACTGGATCGACCCCGCCAAGGATGCCGCGGCGGAGATCCTGCAGATCGAGGCGGGGCTGAAGTCCCGCACGCAGGCCATCGCCGAGCGAGGCTACGACGCCGAACAGGTCGACCGCGAAATCGCGGCCGAACGTAAACGCGAGGCGGAGCTGGGTCTGGACTTCCGGCGGCCGGGTTCCCCGGCGCAGGCAGCCGGTAGCAGCAGCGAGGATCAGGGCGACGAAACGGACCCTGACAAACAGGACCAGCGCGAGAACGCAGACGACGAGGACCGGGATCCCCGGCCTGCGGAGGAAGGATGATGCACCATACCCAGATCGCCCAGCGCGTCTTCAACACGCCCTTGATGGTCGATCCCGCAAAGGCGCTGGCCTTCCTGACCGGGCTCGGCCCACGGATCGTAGGTCGGGAAATCGCAGTCGAGGGTATGGCTGTGGATCCAGAGGATCAGGCCACCGCCAGCCTGCCCCCCCGGGCGTCGCTCTTCGGCGACGACCTGACCAACCGCCAGGCGCGGAACGGAAGCCAGCCCTTCGCGGTCGTCGACGGGATTGCCGTCATCGAGATCGCGGGCACGCTGGTGCACCGCGGCGCCTGGATCGGGCAATCCTCCGGCCTGACCTCCTACGAGGGCATTGCGGCCCAGCTGCAGGCGGCACTGGCCGATCCTGCGATCCGCGGCATCGCCCTCGATATCGACAGCTTCGGTGGCGAGGTGGCCGGGGCCTTTGATCTCGCCGACCGCATCCGTGCGGCGCGTCAGGTGAAACCCGTACAGGCCTTTGTCGCCGACCACGCCCTCTCGGCCGCCTATGCGCTGGCCTCGCAAGCTGACCGGGTCATCCTTCCCCGAACGGGCGCTGTCGGCAGCATTGGTGTCGTGGCCATGCACAGCGACATGAGCGGGGCGCTCGACCAGAAGGGCATCGCCGTGACCCTGATCCACGCAGGCGCGCGCAAGGTCGATGCGAACCCCTATCAGCCCCTGCCCGAGTCCGTCCGCGCCCGGATCGGGGGCGAGCTGGAAGACCTCCGCCAACTCTTCGCCGAAACCGTCGCCGAAGGGCGCGGACGCCGCCTCGACACAAGCCAGGCGCTGGGTACCGAGGCCGCCGTGTTCCGCGGCGAGGCCGCAGTCTTCGCCGGTCTGGCCGACGAGGTGGCCGATCCTGTCACCGCCTTCCGCGCTTTCGCCGCCGCACCTCGCGGCACAACTCAACCCAAAGGAAAGGGCCCGATGATGACCACTGCCCCCGAAGACCATGCGCAGCCTGCGATA